GTAGCCCCTACTCCTGATAAAACTTATGCAATTACGCTTTGTTATGATAAAGAACCAACAAGTATTATAACAGATACAGCGGGGACATATTTGTCAAATAAATATGCGGATCTTATTTTATATGCATCTCTAGTTAATGCATATGGGTACTTGAAAGGTCCTCAAGATATGTTACAATACTACACTCAAGCTTTTAACGAAGCTTTAGAATCGTATTCGATCGAGCAACTTGGTCAAAGACGCAGAGACGAATATCAAGATGGTGAAGTTCGTGCTCAACTTAATGTTAAACCCCCATCAAGTTATGGAAACAAATAGGAGATAAAAAATGGCAAATGAAGTACCTTATGCATTCCCTGTAGAGTTGTTGAGCGGCAATCACGACTTTGCATCGGATACATTTAAATTAGCACTTTATACTGCAAACCCTTACAATCAAACTACTAGTACAGTTTATGTTGTTACCAGTGAATCATCAGGAACAGAATATTCAGCAGGTGGTAATACATTAGCAGGTAATGCGGTTTCAAATGTTGCAGATATTGCAACAGTTGATTTTACGGATAGTGTTTGGGGAAGTCCAACACCAGCAACGTTTAGTGCAGCGTATGGAACTCTTTATAATACATCAACAACACCAGCAAATAAATTGGTTGTTGTCCTAGATTTCGGTGGAACAAAATCTTGTTCTAATGGAACGTTCACAGTAACATTCCCTGCACCGACTTCTGGATCACCTTCTGGTGCAGATGCGTTATTAAGTATAACATCGTAATTATAGGAGATAAAAAATGGCTTTGGTTATAAATGATAGAGTAAAAGAAACTAGTACTACAACCGGTACTGGCGCGATAGCGCTTGGCGGTATAGTAGCTGGAGAAGGGTTTATAACTTTTGCAACAGGAATTGGAAATAATAATACAACTTACTATGCGATTCATAATCAGGGAACCGCTGAATGGGAAGTTGGTGTAGGAACTTTAGATGCAACGAGTGCTAATTTAGCTCGAACAACGGTCCTCGATAATTCCGACGGCAATACTTCTGCAATTACTCTTGGTGCTGGAACTAAAGATGTATTTTGTACACTGCCAGCAAGTAAAGCTATTTATTTAGATGCTTCAACACCTCCTGTACCAATAGGAGCAGCGAGCGCAGGATTTGCATTAGCAATGGCGGTAGCATTATAGAAAAGGAAAAAATATGGCACAAGATTTTAGAAATGTATTAAAAAGCGCAACAGGAACTGTAGTAGTTCCAGTTTTAGTAGCAGGAGATTATGATGCACTAATAGGTATTAGATGTTGTAATATTGTAGCAACCACTATTTTAGTAGATGTTTATATTACTAATTCAGCAACTAATTATTACATCGCAAAAAATGTAAGTATTCCCCCAAATTCAGCAATTGAGCTGATTCAGGGTGGAGCAAAAATTGTAATGGCTAGTGGTGATACTTTAAATGTGAAAAGTGATACAGCATCATCTTTTGATACTGTTCTTTCATATATTGATACAATTAGTTCTTAGGAGGAATTATGACGGCAGTAGTAAATGGAATCCAGTATATCGGAGGGGGCACAAGCCCCAGCGATTTTATAAATAATCAATCAATTAATATGGCCGTTACTCAAACTATTGAGAATGGCGTTTTAGCAGGACCTGTTTCGGTTCCAGCAACAATCACAATAACAGGAACGTTGGTAATCGTATAATGAGTAAGATAGAAGTAAATCAAGTAACCCAACAATGCGGAACAACTTTAACAGTTGGTGGTGGAGCTTGTAAAACTGCAGTAGTAGATGCAACGACAGTAACTTTAGGTCGTTGTGGCGGTACAGTTTCACTAGCTTCAGGAGCAACTCAATCAGGTTTCGGTAGAACGGGGACCGTTGATTGGCAAACAGGATCAATTAAAACATCTGTTTTTACAGCTGCCAATGGTGAAGGTTATTTTTGTAATACAAGCGGTGGAGCTTTCGTAGTGAATTTACCAGCAGGGGTTGCTGGAAATATAGTTTCACTTGTTGATTACACAAATACTTTTCAAACAAATAATGTAACGGTTACTCCCAACGGTGCAGAAAAAATTGGTGGAATAGCTGCCAGTGCAGTTTTAAATACACAAGGTCAATCAGTAACCTTTGTTTATGTAGATGGAACAGAAGGGTGGAAAAATATTCAAGATTCAACAAGTGATGTAACAGGTAATCCTTTTATGGTGACAACAGTTAGTGGAGCTTGTAATACTTTAGCAACTGCACCTTGTTGTGCCAATACTAAAATTGCAACATTTAAAGGCCCAGGAACATTTTGTGTTGCTCAAGTTCATCCTTGCGCAGCAAACAACCTAGTTTCTTATATGGTAGCTGCTGGAGGTGGAGGCGGTGGTACGTGGCACGGAGGAGGCGGAGGAGCTGGAGGATTTAGAGAATATAAAAGTCCTGTCACTCCTTATACAGCTAGTCCTTTGGATGGCAATCCAGGTGGAACTTCAATTACAGTTTCAGCAACACCTTATCCAATAACAGTTGGAGGTGGTGGAGCAGGTGGAGGAATACCAGCTCTTTGTCTTTCTGTAAATGGTAGTCCTTCAGTATTTTCATCAATAATATCAACAGGTGGTGGTGGAGGTGGTTCTGCACCCGACAGTGGTAAAGCTGGTGGTAGTGGTGGAGGTGGTTCATATTCCCCTAACAATGCAGGTGGAGCTGGAGACACTCCTCCCGTAAGTCCAGCTCAAGGTTTTGCTGGTGGTAATGGAGCGGTAGGATCTCCATATAAAGGTGGAGGAGGTGGTGGTGCAACAACAGTTGGTGGTACTAACACTTCTTCTAATGGTGTGGGTGGTACAGGTGTAATAACTAGTATTTCAGCAACACCAACAGCTTATACTGGTGGAGCTGGCTCTGGTGGTGGACAGTATGGTCAAGCCTGTGGTGGAGCTGGTGGAACTGGTGGCGGTGGTACAGGTGCCCCCAATACTGGAAGTGGAACTGCCGGAGGAGTTAACACAGGTGGAGGTGGAGGTGGAGGTAATACCGCTCTTACTGTTCCGGTTTGTAATGGAACTGGTCAAACTGGTGGCTCAGGCATAGTAATTATAAGGTACAAATTTCAATAAGATGATGGTAAAATAAAATTATGGCTTCAACAATTAAAGTAGACAACGTACAAAATCAACCAGGCACTAATATAATTAATAAGTGTGGCACAACTATTACTGTGGGGGCTGCCTGTAATTCGGTAGCAGTCACTGGGAATGTTGTTAAATCAAATGCTTTACAAGCTTCCGATGGTGGAAATATTGTAAGTCAATGTGGAACTACTGTTACATTAGGGGCTAGTGGTGACACAGTCTCTTTAGCATCTGGCGCAAGTCAATCAGGATTCGGCAGAGCTGGGTCTGTTGATTGGGACACAGCAAGTATTAAAACAGCGACTTTCACTGCAGTCAGTGGAAATGGTTATTTTTGTAATACAACTGCTGGAGTTTTTAATATTACATTACCAACGTCCCCAACGGCAGGCGATATAGTTGCTTTAAAAGATTATTTAGGAACTTTTGCTACAAATAATTTAACCATAGACAGAGGTGGATCAAAATTAGATGGAGAAGCAGCCAATAAAGCTGTCACTGCAAATTATACAAGTTTAACTTTAGTTTATGTAGATGGCACTCAAGGATGGGTACCAACTGAAGAAGGAACAGGTTTTATAGGGCTGCCCCCTGTTTATGTTGCAGCATCAGGTGGAAACTCTACGGCTACGGTTGGAGATTACAAAATTCATACATTTACCTCACCAGGAGCTTTATGTGTTTCTTGTGCAGGTAATTCAGGAGGTTCTAATACAGTAGATTATATGGTGGTCGCTGGTGGTGGCGGCGGTGGCGGCGGAATCGGTGGCGGCGGAGGTGCAGGAGGTTATAGAGAATCTGTTCCTGCTACTTGTGCTTGGTCGGCAAGTCCTATTGCTAATCCTGGTGGTGGACTACCAGTTACAGTATCACCTTATGCAATAACAGTAGGTGCAGGAGGAACAGGAACTTGTGCGCCAGGAGGATCTGTTATGCCATCCCCTTCAGGAGCAACAGCCTCAACTCCAGGAGCAAACTCAGTTTTTTCAACAATCACATCTGCTGGTGGTGGTTATGGCAGACACTACGCTAGTCAACCAAGTCCTACATTAGGAGGACCTGGAGGTTCTGGTGGAGGTGGATCAGGAAATGTAGCAGGAGCAGGTGGTCCGGGAAATGATCCAGCTACCCCAATAGCTCAAGGATTTGATGGTGGAGATGGTAATCCTAGTCCCTCTTGGGGTTCAGGTGGTGGTGGCGGAGCTACTGCACTAGGATCGGATTGGACTCCAACACAATCTGGACCTGGAGGAACCGGAGCTACAAGTACAATTAATGACACACCAACAGGAAGAGCTGGCGGTGGTGGTGGCGGTGGGCCTAATTATGGTAGTCCTTGTGGTGGATGTGGAGTGTGTGGAGGTGGAAATGGTCAAGATGGTCCAGGAACAGCGGGGTCTAATGCTACAATTAACACTGGTGGAGGTGGTGGCGGAGGCGCTCAATCAGGACCTGGTCAACAGTCTGGCTACAATGGTGGCTCAGGCGTAGTAATAATAAGGTACAAATTTCAATAATTATGAGTGAAGTTAAAGTAAATAAAATTAGTCCAAGAACAGCTTGTGGAACTGTTACATTAGGAGATAGTGGAGATACATTCACAATTCCTTCTGGTGCAACAATTACCAACGCTGGAACAGCATCAGGATTCGGTGCAACAGGAGAAACTTCCTGGGACACAACAGTTAAAACAACAGGAACCTTTACAGCAACAGCTGGTGTAGGTTATTTTTTAAATACAACAGGCGGAGTTATAACAGTTAATTTACCTGTCGGTGCTGCTGGAAGTTCAGTAGCTCTTGCAGATTACGCAGGGACTTGGCAAACAAATAAGGTAACGGTTGCAGCAAATGGAACTGAAAAGATGGGTGGAGTCGATTCCGATATAACTTTAAATACAGAAGGTCAATCAGTTACTTTTGTTTATATAGATGGAACTCAAGGCTGGGTGAATGTTTTAGATTCAACTTCTAATGTTAGAGGTAATTCTTTTATGACAGCTTCAGTTTCAGGAGCTTGTAATACTTTAGCGACAGCACCTTGTTGTGCCAATACAAAAATTGCAACTTTTTTAGGGCCAGGAACATTTACTGTTTGTGGGGCCGCAGTTTGTGCAGCAAATAATTTAGTATCTTATATGGTCGTAGCTGGAGGAGCTTCGGGTGGTGGTGGGGCCAGTAATGGATCTGCTGGTGGTGCTGGTGGTGGGGCTGGTGGTTTTAGAGAATATAAAAGTCCTGTAACTCCTTATACTGCATCTCCTTTGGACGGAAATCCAGGTGGAACTGCAATTACAGTAGCAGCAACAGCTTATCCAATTGTAGTTGGAGGAGGAGGAGCAGCAACTGCAACAACTCCTGCACCTCCTGCAAATCCTGGAAATCCAGGTGTAAATTCAACTTTTTCAACAATAACATCAACCGGAGGTGGAGCTGGAGGCAGTGGACAACCAGTCGCTGCTTGTGCAGCTGGTACACCTGGTGGTTCTGGTGGTGGTGGTAGTTGGGATGTAGCAGGAAGTGGTGCAACAGCTCCTGGAGGAACAGGAAATACACCTCCTGTAAGTCCATCACAAGGTTTTGGTGGTGGAAGCGGAAGACACGCTACTGCTACTCACTCTGTACCTGGTGGAGGTGGAGGATCATCAGAAGTTGGCGACAGTGAAACACCGGCACCTCCTTATGGATTAGCTCAAGGCGGTGATGGTGTTTCAACTTCAATTACAGCTTCGTCTGTAGCTAGAGGTGGTGGTGGAGGAGGAAATATGAGCTGTTCACCAGCGTGTCGAGGTCTTGGTGGTACAGGAGGAGGCGGAAGTGGACAAAATGCTTCACCGGCGCCCCTGCGGGCGGGACAAATTAATACTGGTGGTGGTGGTGGTGGAGGGGGTTCTTACGGAACGGGTCCTAGTGGTACTTGTAAAACTCAAGGAGGTGCCGGGGGATCAGGTATAGTAGTAATTAGATACAAATTTCAATAATTAATATGTATTTACACAAATTTAAAATTAATATATAAGGAGAAACATTATGGCACACTTTGCAAAACTAGGATCAAACTCAAAAGTTATTCAAGTATTAACTTTGAATAATGGAGATATGCTGAACGCTGATGGCGTTGAAGATGAAACAGTAGGACAACAATATTTAGAGAGACACAATAACTGGCCTGCTCAAATGTGGATTCAAACATCTTACAATACTGGAGGTGGAAAACATAGCTCCGGTGATGACTCTAAAGCATTAAGAGGAAACTACGCAGGTATAGGTTATACTTGGGACGAAGATAATAATATATTCTACGGTAAAAAACCTTATGCGAGTTGGGTGTTAAATACTACAACAGCTAGTTGGCATTCACCAATTGGTGATGCTCCAGCTTTAACTGCCGAACAAGAAGCAGATACTGAGAATAGATATAGCTACGACTGGAACGAAGATGGTCAATCTTGGGATTTAGTGACTACTCCGATAGTAGCAGCATAATTTTATTGACACTTTAATTAAATAATATTACTTATGGTGGTAGGTATGCAAAAGAAAGTATTATCAGAACAGGCTTTATATTACGGCGATGTAGCGATGCCGAAAGGTTTTGAGATAGACCGAGACAAACTTCAATCAGACACTTTAAAATCACAAATCAATAATAAAGATTTTCCCTATTCAAGAGAATGGGATAAACTTAATACCTATTTAAGAGAACACATTAATGTGGAATATGGTTTTCAATTAGTTAATAAAGCAACGTGGGGAAATGTTTATAAACCCAAAGAAATTTCTATTCCTTTATTAAATATAGATCCAGTTGATTTAAGAAACTCTCCAGACTACACTCTGTTATATGGGGTCAATGTTAAAGATTGTAGTGTTAGAATCCATTATGATGATAATAGAAGAGCAGGAAGAAGCTGGGATATGCCTTTAAAAAATAATCAATTTATTATGTTCCCATCAACTAATATGTATTACATCACCAACAATCAAAAAGATTCCCTTAACTTTATCTTAACTATTACCAATGAATTTATCTAATTATTTCTGGTTCTTTAGTGGAGTGTTAACACCACGCTTCTGTGATGAAGTTATTAAATATGCATTACAACAACAAGACAGTATTGCTAGAACCGGGGGATTTGACAAAAAAGAATTATCAAAAGAGGATGTTAAAAACATTCAAAGAAAAAGAAGGTCAGATTTAGTGTGGCTGAATGACACTTGGATTTATAAAGAATTACATCCTTATGTTCATAAAGCAAATCAAATGGCCGGTTGGAATTTTGAATGGGATAGAAGCGAGTCTTGTCAATTTACAAAATATAAAGAAGGTCAATATTATGATTGGCATTGTGATAGTTGGGACAAGGCCTACAAAAGAAAAAATAAAAACGATCCAGATAATGGTAAGATTAGAAAGCTGTCTATGACTTGTCAACTCACCGACGGTTCAGAATATTCTGGTGGTGAACTAGAATTTGATTTTAGAAACTATGAGCCTCATCAAAGAGAGGAATCTAAACACTTAAGAAAAGTAACTGAAATATTACCTAAAGGTTCTATTGTAGTGTTTCCTTCACACCTATGGCACAGAGTTAAACCAATAACGAAAGGAACGAGGTATTCACTTGTCTTATGGCATTTAGGATATCCATTTAAATAATGTATATAAACGAATATTTTAAAACTCCTGTATGGACCGAAGAAAAACCAGAGTTTGTTAAATCATTAAACAAAGCTAGTGATAAATATATTAAGGCATCTAAAAAAATGCCTGATTCTAAAAAATATCTAAAAGATTTTGGCGATTTTGGCAGAGCCTGGCATTCAACGCCATTAACACAGGACAATGACTTTATAGATTTAAGAAATTATATAGGACAAAAGTCTTGGGAATTTTTAGATCACAGTGGTTTTGATATGCAACAATATCAAACGATGTTTTCTGAAATGTGGGTACAAGAATTTGCTAAAAAAGGTGGTGGTCATCATTCAGCACACATCCATTGGAACCAACACGTTTCAGGATTCTATTTTTTAAAATGTAGT